CTTGAGGTCGCCGCCGATCAGCTGATCGGGAACGAACACGTCCTGGGCGACGCCAGGCTGGAACGGGCTATTGCCCTGAAGGGTCGAGGAAAGAACCATTCGAGGTCTCCTGTGAGATGAGGGTCAGGCGGGCGCGCTGAGGATCAGCGGCGACCGGCCTTTTTCGAGGCGGCCAGCACCTGGTCGGCGAACGTCTTCTCGCCGCCGCCGCTGGCGCCCGCACCGGGACGAGGTTCGCGACGCGCGTTCATGCGCTCATCGAGGCTGCGGCCGCGTGTCGGCGCCGACGCACCGGCCATGCCGAGGACGCCGATTGCTTCGGCCGACGTCATGGTCGTCTCGAATGCCAGCTGCGCGGCGAGGTCGGGGCGGCCGGCGGCGGCGGGCGACGCGAAGATGGCACGCGCGCGCTTGTTGGCGGCGGCGTAACCGCGGTCGTAGCCGGAAGCCTTCTTGCCCTTCGGCTCCGGTGCTTCGTCCTCGGCGTCGGCATCATCGCCATCGTCCTCGGCGTCCGCGTCATCATCGCCGTCTTCCGCGTCGGCGTCGTCCTGCTCTTCTGCCTTGCGACCCTTCGCCTTGCGGCCCTTGGGTTCGGCGCCTTCGTCTTCGGCGTCGACATCGCTGTCATCGCTTTCGGCATCGGGTGCCTCGTCTTCGTTTTCGGCGCGGCTTCCGAGGGTACGGCCCGCAAGCGCCGCGGCACCGCTCAGCAAATGGGCGAACGGGGACGTCCCCGCCGCCAGGATGGTCTTCTTCGACATGGGAAGTCTCCGGTTGGTGGTCAGGCGGCAAGGAAGGCGGCGAATGCCGCGTCGGGCGCCATCACGGCGTCGGCGAGGCCGGCCGTGACGCCGTCGGCGCCCATGAACGTGCCCGCGCGCATGTCGCGCACGGCGGAGGTCGCGATGCCGCGGTTACGCGCCACGGTGTCGTGGAACAGCGCGCCCATGGTATCAATCTCGTGCTGGAATGCGGCGAGCGCTTCCTTGCTCAGCGGGATTTCCGAATGGCCATCCGTCTTGCGGTCGGCCCCGGTGTTGGTGATGAACGTGACCTTCAGGCCCGCCTTGGTCAGCGCCTCCGAAAGGTCGACGTGCATGCAGATTACGCCGATCGATCCGGTGCCACCGGTGCGGGGCACGTAAATCGTGTCCGCGGCGGAGGCGATCGCATAGGCCGCCGAATAGGCGCTTTCCGTCAGGATTGCCGCGATCGGCTTTTCGCCGCGCAGGCTATAGATGGTGTCAACGAGGTCGAAGCAACCCGCGACCTCACCGCCACCCGAATTGATGTCGAGCGCGATGCGGCGAACCTTTGGATCGGCGACCGATGTCAGCAGCGCTTGGCGGATGCCGTTATAGCCGGTCATCCCTGAATAGGGACGAAGCGACGACGTGCGCTGCACCAGCGTGCCCGAGATCGGAATGATCGCGCAGTCGCCCACGATGTCATATCCAGTGTCCGTGTCGCGCCCAGAATTGCGGCTCGTGAACAGCGGTTCGTCGTCATCATCGTCCCAGGCAGCGGGGACCGGCCGGCCATTCGCGCGCATAAGGTGCGCGATGCCCAGGCGGTCGGCCAGCGCGGCCATCGCGATTTCCGCCTTCCGCGGATGGATCGCGATCGGCGTGTTGAACATGCGCTGCGCCAGATGAGCGAATTCCATCACTGCGCCTCCGGATCTGCGATCGTCTTGTTGGCAGGCACGTCGTTGAGGCCCATTGCCGCCCAGCTTGGCGGCTCGAGGCCGGCCTCGCGGAACCGCGCGATGGTGTTCTTGCGCGCCTGGATCATGTCGTCGCCGTCGACGCCCTGCTCGGCGCAGATCTCGTCGTAATCCATGAGCGCGCTATCCATGCCCAGGATCGCGCCTTTCACCTCGGCGACGGGATCAATCCAGCCGCGGCCGGGCCCGATCCACTTCGCGCGGGCGTAGGCCTCGCGGAACTCGGCGAAATCGGGCGCGCCCGCCGGTAGGGGCACGTCGTCAACATCGTGCGCCTCTTCCACATGGCAGCTGTAGACGGGCTGGCAGGTGCCGGTCGCGAAGTCGTCCCGTCGACGCGACATCGTTTTCCAAAATTCGAGCATGGCGCCGCGCGCGCTCGAATAGTTGACGTCAGACCAGTCGTTGGAAACCTGCTGCGCCGACAGGCCGCCCGCCGAGGCGACGTTGCGGAGAACTGCCTTTTCGAAAGCGACGAAGTTGGTGCTGGGGCGCTTCGTGTCGAGCTGCTCCAGCTTTTCGCCCGGAAACAGCTTCGCGAGGTTAGGCCCGGCCCCCGGGATGCGGAGCCGGGCGTCGTCATGGTAGGAGGCGCGCGCTTCCTGGTAATTGCCGATGCTCTCACCGGCGGAAAACGCCTCTTCGGCGAACTCCGGATCGAATGGGCTTTCCAGCCAGGCGCCGAAGATCGCGTTCAGCAAAGATGCGTCGAGTTCGGCGACGTCGTAGCGGAACAGCATCTTGAGGCGCTGCACGACTGGCCCGAGGATCCCGACGCCACCACGGTGCTGATCTGCGCGATCCGATTCGAAGTCGTGGATGATGACCGGGCGGCCCCACTCGGTTTCGCGCTCGATCCGGTCCCACGTCAGCGATTTGCCGGCGCTGAACCAGTCCCCCTGATGCGCCCGCCGGATATGATAGGCGATGGCGACGCCGTCTTCGTCGATCTCGACACCGCCTCGGTTGGTGGCGGTGTCGAGGCCCATCTGTGGGTTCGACAGCCGATCCGGATCGATCAGCTGCATCGAGGTGGCGTAGCGCGCCCGGCCATAGCCCAGCCGTTCCGGCCGCCATTGCGAATGTATGACGTCGTCACCGTCGATGAGCTTGTGGCGGAAAGCCACACGGAACATCTGCGGGATCGTCAGCCGGCGCTGCGCGTCGCTCCACTTGCCGTCGCTGAGCGCCCAGGTGCGATAGCTCGCGTCGAGTGCCTTCGAATATTCATATGCCCAGGTGGCGTCGAACGCCTTGTTGCCCGTGTAATAGGCGAGCGCGCGCCAGTCCGGCTTGGCGATCGGGCGAAAGTTCGCGCCGACGGCATTGTCGAGAACGCGCGTGATCGCGCCCGATGCCCATCCGTCGTTGCGAACCAGGTCACGCATACGCGCGACGATCGTGTCGCGGTATGGGTTGAGCTCGCCGTCGGTGGACCAGAGATAGGGGTTCCACTCCGCGGTATGGGCGCCGAACCGGTCGGCCGCGTCATAGGGCACGTTGTTGCCGCCAGTCAGCGCTGCCGCCCGCGGCCGGCCAGATGATCGCGGCGCTGCCGGAACCATCGGATTGCCGCGGGCATCCAGAATGCGAACGGCACCCGTCATCGAAGCACGAACCCCGTCATGCGGCGCGACCCGCCAGGCATGTTGAGCGCACGCTTCAGCTGCATGATGAGAGCGGTGCATTCCGCCACGGTGGTGACGCGCTTCGTCAGCGACTTGGCGCCGTCGCCTTGCGTGTAGGAGACGGACGCGATCGAATTGCCCGACATCAGCTGTATCAGAGCCGCTTGCGCAGACGCCAGGGCGGCGCGCAGCTGCGGTTCGGGCAGGCCGTCGAATAGGCTCATGGCCGTCCTCCTCTTGCCAGCCGGGCGCCCAGCGACAGTTTTTTGGCCGGTGCGGCGCTAGTGACTGACACAACCGGAGCAGCAGCGGTTGTCGCCGGTGGCGCTGGCGATGAGCTCGGCATCGCCGGTGTCGGCGGCGCTTCAGCGTCGGGGAGGTGGTCGCTTTCGTCGCGATCCCCATCGTCAGGATCGCCGACCACCTCGGTATGCGGCGTCACCTCCGCGCCGACCTTGTCCGCCTCACGGTTCAGCTTCAGGCCAGTGTGCATTAGGCCGCGAAGCGCGGCGAGCGCATAGACGCGGCAGTCGAGGCGTTCGTTCGCCCGTCCGGCGATCGGGACCCAACGGCGGATTTTCTGTGAACCTTCGCCTTTAATTTCGATCTGCTCGGACGTGAGCTGTTCGAAGGCGGGGAGGTCCCAATCCCCGTTGAAGTGCATGTACCCAGGCCCAGGAGTGGGCTTGGGCAGATAGCTCTGAAGAATGGTGTCCTTACCGGCGTTCACGCCGAGAATAATCGGCCGAAACGTCTTTTTTGATCGCGAGGACGGCCGTTTGGTCGGCCACAGCGGATTACGAAAACCCGTCCGCGCACTCTCGCCTTTGATCGCCCACCACTTACGTCGCAGGTTTTCCTTCGAAAATGCGTAGACAGCGTCCGTATGGTGGCCGCCGCTGTCCTGGCACGCTGCGGCGATCGTGAAAGGTCGCTCGTCGGCTCGATACCACGTCCGCGATAGGAACCGTTCCAGCTGGGCGCGAACATCGGGATCGCTCATCTCGCCGTCGATGACGTGATGTTCGATTGACCAGCTTTCCTCGTCGCGCCCCCATCCGACGACTTCGATCTCGATGCGGTAATCTTGCGTATCGATGCCGGCCGTCAGCATCGCGACGCCGTTGGGTACGAACCCTTCAGGCCAATTCTCGCGGCGGGCGAGCAGCGCATGCCCATCGACCTGCTTGGCCATGTGCTTGCGATAGGTCAGCGCCAACTGCGTATTATAGAAGGTGAGCTTGCCGTCCTCGTCCGTGATGGCGAGGAACTTCTCGGCCATCCGCGGCGGGGAATCGTTTTGCCACGGGCTATAGAGCTTGCCCGCCTGGAAACCGGCATGGATGTTCGGCACGGCCCAGGTGCCGCATTCGCTGCACTTTGCCCTATAAACGGCGTGCCGAGGGCCTTCCCACCAGTCCCAGATGCGATCAACCGCCGCCGACCCGGTCTCGCTATGCCACTCAGCCTCGTAGCGATCGAGCGGCTTTTGGAAGACGCCGCAGCATTCGAACGGACGCGTCTGATGCCAGCGGATCGTGCCGAGCGAGCGCAGGCGCTGACCTTCGGTCCAGCTTTCCTTGCAGCTTTCGCAGTAAACCTGCGCCGTTTCCGGGCGGTGCGTCTTGCCGTCTTTTCCCTTTTCCCAATGAACGTGACGGAAGAAGTCGAGAAACTCGCGATGACCGCAATGAGGGCAGGCGACCGACGCGCGACGCTGGTCGGACTGGTTGAAGCGAACCTCGATCTTGCTCTCGCCCGTGACCGTTGGCGAGCAGACCGCAACGTCGAGCGAGTTGGATTCGAACGTGGCGAGGCGCTCGGCACCAATGAGGAGCGGGTCGCCCTCCTTCAGTGGCGCGTACTTGTCGACCTCGTCGAAGAGGATGATCCGGATCGGCCGGCGTGCGAGGTTGTCGGGGCTACCCGCACCGACGATACCAAGGAAGCCGCCAGGGAAGGCTTTGTAATCGAGCGTGTCGCCGGCGTCGCGCGTCTTAGAAGCGCCGACCAGCCCCCGCAGGACCGGCGTCGCTTTGATGAAGGGCGCCACGCGCTCCTTCGAAAACTGAAGGGCCGCCGTGTCTTTCGGCTGTACGATCAGCATCGGACAGGGGTCGAGGTGGGCGTGATACCCGGTGATGTTCTCGATCAGCGTCGTCTTGAGCAACTGCGTCGCGACCATCGCCGAGATCTTGCGGCAGCCTGGCTCCGTCGCTGCCAGCATTGGCCCGCGGGCGATCTCCACACGCCCGGTGCGATATTTGCCCGAGGTGCTGCCCGCCTCCTTGGCGAGTACGCGATATCGATCTGCCCATTCGGGTAGGCTGATACGCGGCGGCGGCGTCCAACCGCGTCGGCTAGCCCGGCGGAGACGATCAGCTTTCGACGGCGGTGAAGTCGAGATCCGGCTCGCCGAGCTCGTCAAGCTGCTGGTGGACATACGGCTTCAGCGCCTCCGCCAGCGTGGCGCCATCGATATCGAGATCGGCGGCGAGCAGGGGCGCGAACCGCGAAGGGAACGCCATCCACGCGTCGCGCGCGGCGCGCCGGTCATCGAAAATCACCGCCTCGGCAACCTCGATCTCTACGAGCTTGCTGGCCTCCTTCTGCGCGGCGAGCAGGTGCTTCAGCGCGAGGGCATTCTCTTTGATCGCGACCGCTTCGACCTTGGATCGAAACTGCCCTGCGAGCAGCTCTTCGATGAAGCCGGTAGCGATCGCCTCGTCGATCTCGTCGTCTTCCGCGGCCGCTTTGAAGTCGGCAACGACCTCGTCGATGACCGCAACAACCTCAGGCGCAACAGCAGACTTGTTGCGTTTCTTGTTGCGCCCGCTGTTGCGGGGGCTTGTTGCGGGTGCGGGAGCAGCTGTTGCGGCCTCCAATTTGAACCGGCCGAGCCCAGCTTTGCGCAGCGCTTCGTCGGAGGCGCGCACGTCGACCAGCTTACCGGAAAGCGTGATAAAACCGCGCTTTATCCAGTTCTGAACCGCCTGCCGCTTCATGCTGTGCGTTTCCGCATAGGCCGTGATCGACAGCAGCGTCATCCGCGCCCCCTCCCCCGCAACAAGCGACCCCCCGCAACAAACTTTTCGCCCCCGTAGCTGGGCGAGCATCGGGGTGCGCAATTACCCTCGTTGCAGAAGGGGGCAGGAGGGACCCATTCGGGGTCGTCTAGCGCCGCTTGGTTGCGAGGGCGCGGCGCAGTGCCTGGTCAAAGGCGGCGGCGGCGTGCCGCTCGATGTACGTCCGCGCCACCCTATCAAAAGGCAGGCGCTTGCGGACTGGCGTCGTGTCCTCAAACTGGATCAGCAGCTTCAGCGTCGTGCGAGCGCCACCAATCTTGTTCAGCTTCCCTCGAGTGCTGTACTCGCCACCGCCCTTGTAGCGCTCGCCTCGCTTCGTCTTACCGCGCTGCCATACCCCGTTGATCGTACGTCCGTTCTTTAGCGTCACCGGCCCAATGAACACGCCGGGCTTTGATTTCAGCGAGGCCAGCTTGCCCTTCGACAGGTTGCCGTACTGATTGAGGCCAACGGCACGAGGGGCGAGCATCCCGCGCTTGGTGCCGAGCGAACGATTGCCACCCACGACGTATGGCTCGAGGTAGCTAGCTTGGATGTCTTTGAACGCGACGGTAGCCACCGGCCGAGATTTCGTCGCGACCTCGATGCGGGTTGCCTTTTGAGTGAATGGTGTCGGCGTGTCGAACGTGTCGTTGATCGCGTCCTGCTCGCCAGCGGCGACGCCGCGAGCAAGGTGGTTCAGCGCCAGCGACATCGCGAACGGGACCTGCTGCGCGCCAAGCGCGATCATCGCGCGGTGCAGTGGTTTGAGGTCGGCCTTAATGCTGATCCCGACCGGCATCAGGCCCGGCCGCGGCCCCGCACGGCGGCGCGGGCTTCCGCCGCGATGCGCTCTACGTTCTCAATGCGCTCCTCAGCGCGACCGTGGGTTTCCACAGCATCGGCGAAGTCGAACGCGGCGCTGTGCAGTTCACCTGCGAGGCGCTCGAGGATCATCGCGGTCGTAGCAGGCTGGGGCATTCACGCCTCCCAACTTCCGAAACTTCGGTAGCCTTCGGACTTCCATCGACGCGCCGTGCGTCAGATGGTTCGGCTGGGGATGCGGAAGAGCATGGAGCTCCACATCGTCTTTCCCCTCAGCTGCTCAGGCAGCGGCCCTATCGAAGGTGTTCGCGCTATGTACGCCAGTTGATACGATCTGCCAAGCCTCTACCGTAAGGGTCAGCGCGCCCCCGAAATGGACCTTGGCTGTAGCGCCTTTGCTTTCCACAATCACACCCGTCATGCCCGCGAGCGCCGGCATGTCCGTCACCTCCACCTCCGCCCCGGGATTGAACGCCTTGCGTTCGCGCCGCAGCGCCTTCCGCCGTTCACGCTCTCGCCCCATGCGCTCAGCCCGCTCCCGCCGCGCCGCTTCGCGATTGTCGGCTTCCCGCTCGGCGATGATGCTGGCCGTGGCCTCCGCTTCGGCGTCGAGCAGCCCGCGGATCGCGGCGGCGCCGATCTCTGGCGCGCGCCCGGCGACCTGCATTATCGAGAATTCCGGGAGCGGTCCGAACGGGATGAGGCTGACAGAGATGGCGTCGTGAAGCCGACGCGCGTCAACAAATACGATGCCCGGGAGAATGGGCACCGTCACCTCGACCATGATCCGCCGCTGCCCCATGACATAGCGACGCCCGCTGCGTGGCGCAGGTCGCTTTACGGTTCGCCGCGGCGACCACGCGTCAATGCCGATCGCCAGCAGCGCCTCGGCCAGCGGCAGCGTGCGGGAGATTGAGGTGCGCAATATGCACCACCGCTCTGCCGCCACGACCGCTGCGCCGGCCTGCCCTTCGATCCTCTGGTGCATCATTACACGTTCCCCCGGCCGCAATGCTCGCCGGGGAGCGCTCATCGCTAACCCGTTGTGAACCGGGCAACGGTAGCGCGATAGTTGCCATTCCGTTCCGCTTTGCCGGCCAAGTTCGGCTAGCGGAGTGATAATTGCAAAGAGTGATGCTGCATAAGATCTCTGCAGGTCCCACTTTCCAAAAAAACCGGTATACCGTTCCGCGACAAGTCATTCCACGCACCGGCGCCGGCCATAGTGATATCTCCGATAGCATCGTAGATCATATGACGATCCGCATCGGAAAGGCCAAATGCTGTTGCGAAGGCTCGCGCACTTTGTCCTCGATTGGGCGGCCTCAGTAGATCGTTATTCTGCTCGGCAAATCCATACCCCATAAACAACGTAACATGCGATGCTGCGATGTACTGCCTAACTTTCTCATCAACATCTGCCGCTACGGACTCCGTGAAAGTCTTAATATTGGCGGCTACGCGAAACAGCTTTTCTGGTTCGTCTTCCCCGAATTCTACACTCCCGTTTTCCGTTGACGCCAATTGCCAAGGTAGATTTCCCACCGAGCCATACGGATGCACTACATCCAAATTTCCTATCAAAAATGCTGCTTCTGCTGAGGCAATATCAAAGTAGGCTTGAACGGCTAGCCAAAGAAATTGCTCCAAACACCGATCGTAGTTGAATACTACAAATCGGAGATCTTTGAACGCTCTCTCAGGATATTTTTTATCCACACCTGTAAAAAGCCAGCGGGCAAGATCGGGAAACCAGCTAATTCGTTGGAAATCGTTACCCTGCAACGTATCAAGTCGATTTACGTGATTGAATGGCGGCCGATGCGATTTCTCAAAGAGTAGGCTTTCCCGCTCAGCCAGTAGTATGTTAGCCGCTATACCATACTTCCCAAGCATATTGATATCTGCATCATCTTGGTGAGTATGGAGATAATTATCTATAGATGCAGCAACGCTCATGCCCACTTGAATCTTATGGGCGGCGTCGGCAAGTGCGAACATTCTGTCTTGATTAAGGTGTCCATTGACACCCAACATTCCGCGTAACGCACGTTGCAGGCGCTCCTCCCGGAAACGCCAAGCGTTGCTGTAATCGGGCTCGAGAGACTTCGCGATTAATCGACGCAGTTCAGCGCCTGACGGAAGGCCGAGTTCACAACTTGAACCAGCACCGATAACTATCGTTGTAGGCCGGCGGATCATAGTGAGACTTTCATGCGTCTCAAACTGGCATGACGGCGTGATGACCACAAGCAATAGTCAAATCACGCCATGGCGCTGTCGCTCGACTGCTGTAGTGGCGCGATAACTTGCCAGCCCCGCTTATGAAGCAAAGCGACTGCCGCCTCTACGTCTCCAGGCACCGCTAGCCCATCGGCGTGCCGCACCAGCCGCCCTGCCGCCACAAGCCGCGCCACCGCGCGACTGACCGCCGTCTTCGACCCCGCCCCGACCTCGAGCATGATCTCACGGAGGCTGGGGCCGCGGTCGTATGTCAGGCGGAAGGCGCGCACGAACGACACGATCTTGACGTCGATCCGAACGGCACGCGGGATCGTCTGCTCGTTCACGCCGCCTCCCGCGCCGCCATCCCCGGCATGATGCGCGCAGCGCTCGACGCCTTCAGCTTCGCCGTTGCGATGATCTCGCGCATCGCCTCCGGGGTCAGCGGATCGGCGGCGAGCTCAGCGGCGCGGGCTTCCGCGCGTTCCGCCTCATCGGCAAGGCGCGAGAGGCGCATGGCGCGCGCGCGGCGTTCATAGAGCATGGGGTTGATGAAGGTCCGCAGCTCGCCGGCCGACTTCGGGAAAAACCGCCGGCCAGGCACATTGCAATATGCGCGGCACGCCGCCTGCAGGATGTCGAGCGGCACGTCGTCCAGATGGGCGCGCAGCAGCTTCAGGGTCGCGTCCGCTTCCTTGGCATCCTCATCGCGGATGATCGTGCTGCTGCGCATACCGAACAGCACGGCATGACGCTCAGCGCTGGTGCTGGGGGCAAGTGCCTCGGCATGCATCATCGCGGCAGCGCGCAGGCCCTCGCCAGAACCGGCGGGGATCGGCATGCCGTACCCATGCGGGAAGCTGGCATCGAGCGCGTGACGGTCAACCCAGGCCGGGATCTGCGCCGCCAGCATAGTGGTTGAGAAGGGGGTCGCGGAAACCGCTCCGTTGCTGCCGCCCGCCGCGATTGTCAGATCGTTTCCCACTGCGAAGCACTCCCTCGATGTAGCTGACGGGCTCGATGGCCCCTTCCCTCTGCGCCTTGCCCAGCGCGACGATCACCGCCTCCGCGCCGAACTCGCCCTTCCACCTGCCAAGCAGCTTGCCTGCCTTCGGATCACCGATGGCGTTGGCAGCCAGGAAGGCCCTCCCCTGGTCGAACATGACCTTCTCGGGATCGGCCGGCGGCGCCGCGGCGCCCGATCCGGTAGGATCGGAATTAGAATCTCTCTGTCCCTGTCCCTCTCTCTGTCTCTTGGAGGCTTCGTCCCCGAGGACATGCGCTGCTGTCCCTGGGGACAGGTGCGGGACAGAGGCGGGGAAATGCTGGGACAGGAAGGTGACGAAGTCGGGCGCGGCCACGTCTGTCTCGTGGCGCTGGTTATGCTTCTTCACCCGCGCGCATTCGGCACGGTGACGCTGTTCGACCTTGCTGCGCCAGGCGGCGAGCACCTGCTCGGCGACCACCGGATGGTAGAGCCGGCCGTCCGCAGCCTCGACCCAACCGCGCAGCGCATCGGCGCGATGCTTGCGGAACGTCTTCAGGTCGCGCCCCAGCCCGCATAGGCGCGCCAGCACGGCGTCCGCCGCCGGCAAAGACCCGGCCGGCAGCTGATGCCACGCCGCCGACCAGAGCAGCACGGCGTACCAGCACGCCTCCGGGTGGCCCTCGGCGGCGAGATCGCTGTCGCGCAGCCGGGCGACGTGCAGCGGCATGAACGGGAAGTCCTGCAGGTCCGCATCGGCGGGTGTCAGCGGCGCGGTCATGCGCGATCCTTTGCGGGCGGTGAGGTGTGGACGGAACGGAGCGGCGTCATCGCCACCCCCACGCGCGCAGCGCCAAGGCGCCGCCGTCCGGCGTGTTGATAAGTGCCCACGGGAAGCCAAGGCGCTGGAGCTCGTCGCGCCACCAGATCTGATCTGGATCAAGCGTCGACTTTCCTTCCCGCTTCACCTCCATGAAACCGACGCGCAGCGCGCGCTGGTCGATCACGGTGAGGTCGGGGAAGCCCGGTCGTACGCCGTCGGCCTTCAGCGCCGCCGTCTGTTTGGCGCGTGCCAGCTCATCGCCAGCGAGGTGCGACCCATTCGGCGTGTGAACGACGTGACAGCCCATCATCGTGAGGAGGTGGACGTTCGCGCGCTGGATCGGACGCTCGGCGAGCTTGGGCGGCTTCACGAGCCCACCAGATCGCGAAACAGGATGGGCTGCACCGACCCGTCATTGTGCATGGTATCGAGCCACACGTCCGCGTTCGGCTCGCCGCCTGTCCAGCCGTTCGGCCACGTCTCGAGCGCGATCAGCTCGCGAATGCGCGCCTCCTCGTCAGCGTCGATCAGGACCATGCCCTCACGGCCAAGCCGCGCCGCCGCTTCATTCACCTGCGCTTGGATGCCTAGAACGCGGTCGAGCGCCCAGAGGCGAGCCTCGAATGTCAGCGGGCCCATGCGCTGCTGGTTCGACTGGAGCGAGCCGTCCTTGCGCGTCTGTCCGCCAGGCTGGCGCTTGCGATGCTGTGGCTTGCGCAATTCGCGGTATAGGCGCTTCAGCTCTGTAAGCGGGCTCAGATGATCCCAGCCCTGCATACGCATCACCGCGCCGAGGGCGCCGTCGTGCTCGACCAGCGCGCATTCGACGCAGCCGGTCCGCATATCCTCCTCGCCGCCGTAGCCCTCCGCCAGCAGGCCAGTCGACCATGCCCCGAACTGTGACCAGGGCGCGAAGACCGTAAGCCAGTCCCACACCATACAGAGCGACCAGTGGTCGATCGGGGCGAAGGTGTCGGTGAGAGCGCCGGGGAGATCGGTCTGCAACCACCCCTGCCCGCACTCTGCGCCATTCTTCGAACAGGATAGCGAGATGCGCTGGTCACGCGCCGCGCTCTCGCCACGCCGAACGCCGGTGATGGTGAGCGCGCGACCGTCGAGCCCGGCCATGTGCCGCTCGATCGCCGCCGTCATCGGCTCGACTTTGATCTGGGGCGTGCACCACCGGAACGTGTTGGACGGCGGCGGCACGCCACGACCGAGCATGTAGACGAAGAACCGCTCGTCCATTGGAGCGACCACCTCCATGACGGTGATGCCCATGGCGCGCATCCGGTCCATAATTGCGCGAGCCGATGCCTGGAGCGGGGGGAGCTCCATGCGGGTGTCCGCGTACATGACCGTGATCGACTTTGGCCGCGGCAGGTGGCCGATCTCGATGAGGGTGACAATAACTGTCACCGCTGTCGTGCTGTCCTTCCCACCGCTGAAGGCGAAGATCCAATGGTCATAGGCGAGCGCGTGCGCGCGCATATTCATGAGCGTCCGCTCGACGCATTCGCCGACTGGCATGTGCGGGCCATCACCGGAGAACAGGTTGCGGGTCGAGCGAGGCCGATAGCCGAATTGCTCGGCGTGCTGCTCGATCATGGCACCGATGTCGGTCACTACGCCGCCTTCGCCCGCGGCGAATAGCGGCCGAGCGAAACCCGGTCGGACCAACCGGGAACTGCGCTCGCAACTTTGTCGAGCAGGTATTCAGATTCGACTAGGTCGCGGCGCCGGATCGCCGCCGCCAGATCCTGCAGGTCATCGCTTACGACCGACCTCTCCAGCAGCTCGACGATATCATCGTCGTCCGGCGCACGTCGGTCACCATCATCGCCATACTCGCCATCTGCACAGTCCTCGCACAACAGGCGATCGGAGACGCGCTCGCAGCTGTCGCACTTGAGCTCGGCGTGATCCGGGCAAAGAACCTTTTCGACGACGGTCGGACAACGGTCGCAGGATGCATGGGCGGCCATGGTTATTCTCCTGAAACGCGGATGGGCATGAGGACGAGCGACACGCCGCTCGCTTTGGGGCTGGTGATGAGTGCAGGGGCAGCGGGATCGCCGAGCGCGAAGTCGACATGGTCGACGTCGAGCACTGCCAGGGCATCGCGGAGGTAGCGGCTATTGAAGCCGATCGTCAGCGGCGCGCCGCTATACTCGCAGGGCACCTCGTCGACGGCGACGCCATGCTCCGCTGACGTGACGGACGCTCGCGTAACATCGCGCTCGATCTCGAGCTTCACGACGCGCACCTTGTCCGAAACGGCCGTCGCTACCCGCCCGATCGCTTCCGTGATCGCATCGCGGTCGATCACGAGCTTTCTGTCGTTCGACGTCGGGATAACCCGGGTGTAATCCGGGAAGGTGCCATCGACGACTTTCGCAACGATGACGTAATCCACCGCCGACATCGTCACCTTGCCGTCACCGACGGCGATCTCGATCGGAACGTCACGGGCATCGGCGGCGGCCCGGACTAAATCGATGCAGCGTGTCCGCAGGATGGTGTCGGGCAGCGCTGCCGCGCCATCGGGCAGGTCATCGACGTACCGAGCCAGGCGGTGGCCATCGGTGGCGGCATACCGGAGCTTGCCTTCGCTCGCATGGAGGAAGACGCCATTGAGGTAATACCGCGTCTCCTCGGTCGAAACGGCGTGCCGCACGACGCCAAGCGCCCGCGTCAGCACTTTGGGGTCAAGCGTGAACCGAGCCTTCACCGACTGCTGGTGCAGGATCGGAAAGTCCTTTTTGGGCAAGGTGGCGAACCGCAGGCGCGCGCGGCCTGATGACACCATCGCCGCCGGCGGATCGTAACGGATCGTGGTTTGACTGCCTGGGGTGAAGGAACCGACGACATCGGCCAGTCGATGCGCATCCAAC